AGACGAGAAGTTGACGTACGTAACGCTACCCCCCGAGGTAGCTTCGCTAGAAATTGTTGCGGTAACAACAGAACCGCCTGCAACATAGTTGCCGCCCGACGCTTCACCTGTCGTGGTGTATGCAGTTGTGGTTTGATCCAGCGTTGCAGAGTTGGTGTACAGCGCCAGATAGAACGTGTCCGAGGCAAAGTTGATCGTGCCGTTAACAAGGCCCGAACGCAACGTGTTGCAGGAGTAGTTGCCTGTAAACGCCATTACCGGACCCCGTTATTCTGAGGCAGCGGTGGCACACGGAACTGCCCTGACCTGTAGGCGTCAGAACGCTCAAGACCATCACCCAGACGCTGGGCCAGAGCAAGCGCTTCTTTGTATCTACCGTCGTACAGGGCCAGCATGTCTGCTTCGCCCTTCATAAAGGTATAAGCCTCTACCAAAGAGCCATACAGCAAGACAGTATCGAAGTTGTCGCCCAACCAAGTCTGGCCGTCCGCCGCTACCGAGATCGACTCCGGGTAATAGTAGTAATGCAACTCAACGCTGTAGGCTGCATCCGGCGTGGGGCCAAGGATAAACGACAGCTCATCAGAAATGGTTGCACCTGCTACCGTTGGGCCAAACAGGGCGTAGTAACGAGGAAGACCCGTGCTTGTCGGCGTTGGGTATGCCTGCCGGATGAAGTTCACATCCTTGTTCAGCAAGTACTCAAAGCGCCCGTCTGCGTCAATAACTGCCATAGAGAAGGCAGAAAGAAAATCATTTGGGCACGACAAGTATTTGTTGTTGGCAGACACAGACCCGGTGACGTTCTTACGGATCGAAGGGAACTGCACCGTGTTGAAGATGCGCTGCTCAGCCTGCTGGACGAACAACGGGATGTTCGCAACAAAGTCCGATTCAAAGTTCTGCGTGTAATCGCAGATGGCATCAGTCAACGCGGTGTAGTTCATCTTTAGGCCATCGGTCCACGAGCCATCAAGCCCTTGGTAGCGCAGCCGGTACCCCGAATCTTGATGCCGCTGGTCTTGGTGGGCTTGTAATCATCGCTGCGAGTGTTCGCAACCGACACGTTGGCCTTGCGCATCGTTTCTTTGGCGGGCTCTTCACCCACCACGACGGTTGCAACTTTTTTGGGCACTTTGTAGGTAGCCATATTAGCCTCCTTTACGACCGGGCGATTTCTGATTCACGACCTTAGCCATGTTACGCCCATACTTGAGCATATCCGCATTTGTCTTGCCGCCAGCCTTCATTTTGGTCGGCGTCTTGCCGGGGTGCATATTTGCTTCGTGCTTGTGCACAGCTTTTTTCGCGTCCATTTTCGACTCCTTATGTCGTTACAACCGTAATTGTGCCTAATTGCACCGTTAAAGCCAAGTTGTTTGGAGTCAACCCAGCATCATTAAAACTTGCTCCGCCAACCGGTGCCCACCCCCACTGAATGATGCGACTGCCCATCTCAAGTGTGCCCTGCGCCTGCGGATTAGGGCTTGTCGTTTGTTGAATCTGAAGCCCTGACAAACCCGAAATCTGGTAACTACGATCCGGTCGTGGATTCCTCAAAGCTTGGGGGTCCGAAACTGGGGTCTCGCCAAGGTGCAACTGCGGCTGATCGGGGTCCCAACACTCAGGGCAGACCAACAGATCATAGTTCTTGCCCTTGATGATCTCACGTTTGAGAATCTTGAGCTTAAAACGCTGATCGCAGCGATCACACTGCGCAATTGCCCGGTTACCAGAGGCAAACCGATTGGGCATCAGCCCCTCCCAATATACGTCTGGCGAGGCACCAGCCGCAGCGCGGCTTTCTCATGGTCCTCATACGCCGCCAACTCCCAAGCCTCGTCATATTGCGCCTTGAGAAATGTCAATCTTTCGGAGCCTTGTGGGATTTTCCCAGCTACGTAATACGCCAACCCAGCGGCCATACACGGGATGAAACGGAACGGCACATCGGCCACGTTCACACCATCCCCAATATCCTGCGTGCGACGCAAACGCCAGTACACAAATTGATAACTTTGCGAGCCATCTGGAGTGGGCCAAACCGTAACTGCCGGGACTTGCGCCCAGTAGACCGTAGCTCCAGAATTGTGCGATGCAGCAGTGGTGTCTTGCTGGGCACGGAAACAGTTATTCAGGGTGTTGCCCGTGATGTTTCCGTAGTTGATGATCTCGCTATCAATCTTGACAAACCCAGTAGCCGGGAGTCCGTTAGCGTTGTTCAGCGTAATTGTCGTATCAGTAGCGTTAATCGTGGCGCTCAAAGTAGCTGCAACTGGGGAATTCTGGGCATTGAAGCGCTGAATCCAGACCTGAATTGGTCGGCCTTGCGTCAGTTTGTTGGGGATCGTGGCATAGGTAGAAACACTGATACGCGTGATGGTCAGGTCCGCTTGCAGCGACGCAGTGTTACCCCCGGTGCGGATCATGTGCTCAATTAGGTCTACTGTGTCGTTGGGCAGCGCGTAGGTGTTCTGGCCCTGCACCATGTCAATAATGCCGGACTCAATGGTCCACATATTGATACCACGGTTGGCCCACTCAGCGAACATGATGTTCAGGGACCTACGAGCAGTACGCAAATCGTAGCCCGTGCGCATCTCTCCGCCTGCGCGTTCAAACGCCTCCTCGACCAGCTCAGACAGATCGAGGTTAAAGCTACTTGCGCCGGAGGTAGTTGCCATTATCGAAATCCTGCTGTTTTCTTAGCTATGCCCTTGGGCTGCTTTACGAATTGCTTCCCGGCAGCTTTGCCCGCACGTTTCGCACGAGTCGTTGCAGCGTACTCAGCAGGGCTGAGGCTCTTGATCGCAGCTTCTGGAAGGTATCGCTCACCAGTTTTACTAGACGGTTTGCCACTTTTAGTTCTCCATTTCTGGTCGCCCCAATCCTTTAATGACTGCTGCGGCGCTTTCAATCTCGGTACCCCCCACCTGCTGCCTTGTACTTCTTGGCAACAAGCTGCGCCTTACGCGCCGACCATTGACCTGCTCCGGTGCCGTGGGTGGCTGCGGCCTTTACTTGCGACACGATTCGCTTGCGCAGACTCGGTTTGGTGTAATTGCCAGCCGCGTTCACCTTCCCACCCTCAGCATACTGCGTGAAGTCGGTGTCATCCCGCCGGGGCTTTTTAACGCCCCCGGGCATTTTAGACGGGTTGATGGCCCCCATGCCACGGCTGGCTCTCATGGTTACACCATCCGACCTTTGGTCTTACCGCGCTGGGCACAGCCGTCTGCGCGCTTGGAAGCAGTCATGCCACCAGAAGCCATCTTGCTCACCGCGCCAACATTACCAGAAGTACCGACATTACCTACGGAAGCGGCTTTGTCTCGCTCTTCTGCGGCCTCTTGAGCTTTTTGCTTCTCGTAGTCTCGGGCCATCAAAACCGGCAGGACACCACCAACGCCAGAAGCCAGTATTTCGGAAATTTTAGCCATAGTTACACCATCCTACCTTTGGTTTTGCCTTTAGCGGCGATGCCGTCACCACGACGGGATGCGGTCATGCCACCTTTAGCCATAGATTGCATACCAGATTGAAAAGTTACGGGGGACGGCTTAACCGGTGCGCCGATGTTGTTGCCCATAACAGGTTGGCTTGGGGCTGCTCTGCCACCCATCAACGAGTTATAAAAGCTACTGTGTCCTACACCGATTGGTGCTGGTGAAGTACCAACTGGCCCACCAACAGGCGTTGGTTCTGCAATACCTTTGTATTTTCTGTAAGCCGCATCTTGCGCCCGCCCAACTGAGCCAGAGCCTACACTGCCAAAGTACGGAGAGTTGTACATATCCATCGTAGCCGGTTTACCTGCCGAGTCTTTTTGAAACCCCTTGTACTCTGGCGATTTATAAAAAGCATCTTTTTTTCCCACCATCGGTTGGGTGGTTGGTGGTGCCATGACAGGCTTTGCTGCAATCGGCTTGGGTGCAACCGGTCTGGGTGCAATAATTGGCTTTGCTGCAACCGGTCTGGGTGCCATGACAGGCTTTGCCATTGGTTTAGGCTTAAAAATCGCCATATCAGACCATCCTTCCGCGAGTTTTGCCACGTTGGGCAACACCATCACCACGACGGGATACGGTCATACCGCCTTTTTTCATGCCAAACGGTTTTGTAGCTTCCATCGTTTCTTCGACGGCTGCGCCGGGTGTACTCACTTGTACAAGCGGAGAGTTATTTCCTAAGCCGGGGCTAGTAGGAGCCGGAGCTGATGTGCCCTGCGCCTGACCAAACGGGTAGTTGGAATTGCCAACCATCCCGCCGTCGTCGAACCGCCGCGCCTTTTTGCGCGCCATAGTTACGCCGCCTTTTTTATGCCCAGCTTGGTTGTACGCCTCACCCTCACGAGCGGACTCAGAGACAGACTCACGCAATTGTTTGGCGGCTCTCTGCTCATCTCGGGCAGACTTAGCCATCGTGGGCATCAGGCGGGACGTTATGTCCTTTTCACCCTCGATGCCCTGCTGCATCATCTTGCGAGCACGCTCAAGCTTTTCCGCTTCTTTGGCGGTGGGGGTACGGTAACCGGGCATAAAAAGCTCCTTAGCAGGTACGACCGCCCTTAGCCAACATTTTTCCTTTGGTCTTGCCTTTAACAGCAATGCCATCTGCGCGGGCAGAGGCGGAACCACCGGAAGCCATCTTCTTGGCAGCGCCGCCATGCTTCATCTTGCCTTCGCCATCTGCGGCAAAAGCGGGAACTTTTTTTCCATCTTTCATAACCATAGGCATGCCGCCAGAAGCCATCTTCTTCATGCCAGCTTCAGCCATCTCATGTTTGATCATGGACTTGGGAGCGCCCTTCTTTTTCATGAAGGCCATCTCTTTGCCAATCATCGCTTTGGACTCTTTCATACCGCCACCTTTTGCAAAAAGTTCAGATTTGCCCTGACGGGTGTCAGGACGGTTTACTTTCTGAAGATCAGGACGGGTGCTCCCCTTACCAAACTTCAGACCTTTGTCAGCTTTAACAAACTCTTGGCCGACAGATTGCGGAACGCCCACACGCTTTGCAGCGGCGGGGTCATTGGCGACCATCGCCATCAGGTTGTGCTGTGCTTTAGTCTTGCTTGGCATCATCGCCTCGCTTTTTACGCCAGAGCGAACTGAACTCTTTGCCGGTAGACATTTCATAGATGCGCATGACACCCACGATTGCACCGATAAGCACAAACAAAGGGTTGAGCAAGTTCAAAAACGAACCAATAGCAGTAAACACCGCAACAAAGTCAAGCACGTTTTTTACGCTATCTGTGTGGTCAGTCATGTCAGCACTTCCATGCCCGCAAGGACTTATTAATCCGGGAGTTTGGGTCGTTCGCGGTCTTCGCTGAGGTGAGCTTCTTCTTCATGCCACTCATCCTTGCACAAAAAGAGTCGCGCCTTGACCCGCCCTCTGGTTGCGGAGCTTTCAACCCGGGTTTCCCGGGGTTGGCCTTGTTGTAGGACGCACGGCCCTTCGCGTTGAGGCCGCCCTTTTCCGACTTGCCCTCTTTGCGTTGCCATGCTGGTGTTTTAGCCATAGAAGATCGTGACGCCGGTTTGGTTAGTCATCTGACAGTAAATACCATCAACCGCCAAAACACCTTCGCCCGGAATGGGCAGCGTGATTACGTCCGACGCAGTGTTGGTGTCCATAGACATCAACCACCGAGCTCCCTGCGTACCCGCAGTACCAGCAGTCACGGTTCCGGAATTGATGTCCGTCACCGTGTACGTGCTAGAAGTTAGAACCGTTACAGCATAGTTGCCGTTAGTTCCAACGCGAGAAGAGCCATCTGGCCCAAAAGTCAGCCCAACCACCTGCCCCGTTGACAGCCCGTGAGCCGCCAGCGTTACAGTGATAAGCGTGCCTGCTCGGCCATACGTGATTGCAACAGGAGCCGTCGTCGTATCCCAGAAGTTCACCGTACCTGCGGTTGCAGTGCCCATAGAGATCAGGGCCTTAAGCCGCGCACGGCTCACGACCATTTGCCCGCTCACATTTAAGTGGGCTGACTTGACATCAGTTTGCATCGTCATTTTGTTGCTCCGGTTCTGGCAGTTCCAGTCTTGCAGTCATTGCCTGAAGAACATCAATCGCCGCTTGGGAAGCAACGGCAACCTCATGAGCGTGGTTGCGTTGCTGCTCCATTTTGACAATCTCAGATTCCAAGAATTCCTTGGTTATCTGCATCAAGCTTCCACTGCGTAGAGGAAGTAGCCAACACCAGCGGAGTCAACAAAACGAATCTTCTGCGTTGCCGTGGTCGAAGTTGCGCCAATTGCTTGCACCATAGCGTCGGGCAGGTTGAACAGGTTGCTGATCGAACCCGTGCCGCTGTTGGTTGCGCGGATAAACGCGGTGGTACCGGGCAAAGTTGCGCCAGAAGCGAAGTCCGAATCAACTTGCAGAGCGGCAAGGGTGCCGCCGGGAGCGGTCGAGGTGCCGCCCAAGGTCACGCGCAAGGCGTTACCCGCACCAGAAATAGTGCCAGAACCGTTGATGCTCAGGGAGATGTGGCCGCCGTTAACTGTACCTGCGGTACCTGCGCCAGCGCCCGTAACTTGGGTCAGCCAACGTCCGGTCTCGCCCGAACCAGTCGAGGTGAAAGCCAGTCGGTTGTACGAGAGACGAGTATCGCCCGTAGTAGCAGAGGTGGTGCCATACGAAGAACTAATGTTCTGCGCGGTGGTAACGGAGACGGGGGAAGCTGCGGTGCCGACGATAAAGCCATTGGCCGATGCGACAGGCCCGGTGAAGCTAGTTTGTGCCATGATGATTCCTCACATGCGAGTTATGGGGCGTCCGTCTGCATGTCGTCTGCTCGGTCAGTCTTACGCCCCGGGGAAATCCGAGTTGAAGCAATATACATCAAAAGAAAAGGGGGCACAAGGCCCCCTTCTCAGTTTTATCAGGTCGAACCCGAAGAACCAAACATACCCAGAGGATCAGACCAGCCGAACGAATAACGCTCGCGGGCCTTGTAGCGGACGTTGCCGGTGTCGAAGTCGCCGTCCATGCTGTTTTGCAGCGGGGTGCGAACGAAATGCTTCAAACCGTTGGGAACATCAGTAGTCAGGAACCAGCCGTTGTTGTCGGTCAGGTAGTGATTTACCGTGTAGCCTTCCGGAATTGCGCCCATCTGCTTCAACGCGTTGATGTCGTTATCAGCAGTAGCAACACGCAGTTCGGTGTCAAGCAGACGCTTAGCAACGAACATCAGTGCCGGGGGAACAATCAGCTTTTTGGGCTTGGCAGCAATCAGCAGGCCACGCTCGTCCGTCCAAGCAGCAATCTGAATAACGGCGGCTTCCAGAGAAGTCTCGTTCAGGTCAACTTGGGTAGACGGGGTGTTGCTGTTGGTACCACCAGAAACCAGCGGGTGCGCCGTGCTAAACAAAGGTACACCATCACCGCCGTAATAGGCGGAGTTATTAGTGAAACCGTTATTCAAAACAGCAGCAGCTTTGACCTGCTTGGTGTACGCCATAGCGCGAGCCAGCGACTTGGTGTAGCGAGCAGACAGACTGTCATACAGGTTGTCTTCCACTGCTTCTTCCGTGATGGAGAAGCCCAAGGCAATGGTTTCGTGCGTGTAGCGGGTAGACCATGCTTCCTGTGCATTGTCGTAAGCGATGGAATTACCTTCGTTCTTGACAGGTGCGGCAGAGAAGCCGGACAACTTCGTCTCTTCTTCAAAAGAACGCTCAGAGGTTTCACTTTCGTAAATCTCTTTGTGCTCTTCGCCGTAGCGGGCGTACTCCATACCAAACAAAGCGTTCAGTCCGGGAAGGAGTTCTTTAAGTAGCTGTGCGCGGGAAATAGCCATGATTTAGCTCCTTAGATGCCGGTGGCGTTACTGAAGGCGTGTGCGCCGGGATTGAACTTAACCAGAACGTCTGGGAAAGCGTCAGTCACAGGGGATGCAAAGCCGATAATTTTGAACGCGGCAGCGGCGGTCTGAGTGGTTGACTCCAATGCGCTGGTCGAGTTACCTGTACGAGTAGAACCCGTAGAAGTGGACTGCACAGCAGCAAAGAAAGTGTTTGCACCAAGGTCCGACTGGTCAGCAGCGCCGTCCAGTTGTGCTTGGAAAGTTACGGCGTCGTCAGTTACAACGTACGCAGTTACCACGCCGGTGGTGCCGGAGGGGTAGTACTGGCCGTAAATCTGCTGACCTTGCGCGTTAACGTAGGAGCAACCGACAAACACGCCGATAGCACCAAGACTAGAACCGCCAAGGTTATTGGTAGTCAAGTCTGCGCCGGTAGCGGTAGACAGAGCAATATAACCGTCTGCGCCGATGATAACGACTTGCCCGTAGAACAAGTTAGTCGCTTCGCCAGCGGGATCGATCAGGAACTGACTCGTAGCGCCAGCATAAGGCATGCCGTCGATACGATTAATGGGACGCAGCCCATAGGGAGAAGCAGTAGCTGCCATTTAAGGACTCCTAAAATTTAAGAACCAGAACCGAAAGTAACCTTCGTCTTCTTCTCAGAGAAAAGAGGCATACGAGGATCACTCTCACGAAGAAAGTTGTTGTCCACCGACTCCATCTGAGATTTGTTCTGGTTGTCGTAGTATTTCATACGCTGTTGCAGAAACTCTTCCGGAATACGACAGAGCAACAATCCGCCCACTTCAACACCGCCTTTAAAGCGGCCTTCCGTGGTGGCGTGCATCATGAGTTCAGGATATTCTTCCGCTTTACACGGTTCGTATCCCTCACGTAACTTAGACGAAATGTTGCTGGCATCAGGGGTACCCAAAGTGCTGATGCGAATATACCGATGCTTCCAACCCGGACGATCGTCGGGCATGGGCAGTGTTTCGGGCGGACGCCACGCTTCCGGACGTGCGAACGTCTTTTCACGGGATTCCAACTCGCGTTTGAGCCGATTTTGTGGTTGAGCCTGTTGTTCCATCATTCACCTCGATTAAGTAAAGCAACCTGTTTAGCGTACTGTTCTGGAGTAATCCCAAGTTTGCGCGCTAGCGAAACCTGAGACGCCTTCAGCTTAATACGATTAGGCGGTGTGCTACGAGTGGCCGGGGCCACAACCGTAGCTGATCTTGTTGCACGGCGCGGGGTGTCATCCTCGTCTACCGGTTCTACCCTTTTCTTTGGAGGTGGGTCTTCTTCCTCATGGCTCCCGTCGTCTTCGAAAACTTCGGGGAATCGTTTACGCATTGTTTTATCGATCGATTGGAAGTACTCGTCCGAACCAACATAGTCCGCACCATATTTCTGTTGGAGCTTTTTGTCAAGCCCCATCGCCATCATAGTCATATCTTCGTATCCCGTCTGCCCAAACCAATCTTTATTTTGGTTCAGCCATTTCTGGGTACGAGGGCTAGTAGCGGGCTCTGAAGCCGGGGGCGGGGCAAGTTCGCGCTCCTCAACTGGACGCATTTGCTCAGCTTGCTGAACACGCATCGCGGACTTAGTAATCTCTTCCTGCGCATCAACAATAGCGTCGGAATCACCGGCTTCGTAAGCTTCCTTGTACTTCTTCTTAGCCATCTCCAGCGCACCAGCGGCAGCTGTTTTTGACTGTTCAATTAGTACTTGGCTACCACTAGATATCTGTTTTTGTAGTCTTTTGTTCTCTTCAAAGACCTGTTTAGCAAACTGCTCTGCTGCCTCACGTTCTCGCACGGCGCTCTCTTTAGCCCGGCGTTCGTCGTGATATCCCCGTGTGAATTTCTTGATACGCGCCTGTACTTTTTCATCGTACGAAGCAAGCTCATCGTCTGTGGGGTCCTCGGGAGGGGGCGCGGCTTTTCGGCCACGGTCTTCCTCGGGGGTGTCGTCTTCGATTTCGACTTTAAAGTCTTCCTCGGCTTTCACCTTGGCTTTCGCTTCTTTCTCGTCCGGAAACTCGAAGTCTTCGCCTTCAAACTTTGGCAATGGCATGTTTACTCCTTAAGCAGCGCGGCTAATTCCACGCGGGTCTTCAACAACAGCCTCGACCGAATCATCGTTAATGATCCGAAACTCTCGGCCATGAATCTTCAAGCGGGTGCCTGAATTGGGTCGCACGATGACAAAATCACCTTGCTTGCACGACGGTCCATTAGGGAACCGGGTAACGTCTTTGTACGCGTCAGGACCAACCTTGACGACAAACAAAACAGGAGTCAGCACTTCTTCATAGTGCATCGTCTTGGCGTCTTTGATAATGCCCACATCACTGTCTGAATACTCTTCAATTGCTTCTGGAACAACGCACAGAAGGTGAAAAGTCCTCGGTTCAGGAAGCTGTTTGGCTTTCTCTTCGGCGGGTTTGTTCAGCACGCCAGACAGGTCAATCGCCGTTATATCAAATTCAGTCATCGGATTTTTCCATTCGTTGCACAAGGTCAGTAATAATTGCGTTTGCGGTGTTCAGACCTCGGATGACGCCGCAAACATGTCGATACTCAGCGTGATTCTCTGCCCGACCGGTCGCCAAGAAGTCGGCTTGCGAAGCTCTCTCTTTGGCAATTTCGCTGGCAACATACGCAAGTAATTTGCTCTCGTTCAATCGTTTTCCTTACGCGGTTTGCTAGGCTGTTTCGTCTGCGCTGCCCGTTGCGCCTGCTGCGTAGCCATCTGCGCGCGGTGTTTAGCCACGTCGATGCCCATGCGTGCCCCTTCGGCTTCCATCTGTTGACGGAGCTTGTCTTTCGCAGCGGCTGAGGAGGCTCCCACCTGCATAGCCGCGATTTCTTTCTGTGCTTCGATCCGCGCTTCTTCGACGCGAATCTGGTCGGCCTTGGCCGCAGCGTCGATCTGAATCTTCTGCGCTTTCATCTGGAGGTCTTGCTGCTTGAGCTGCAACTCTTGCATCTGCATCTGGACCACAGGGTCCTGCATCTGCTGCTGGGCTGCGGCCTGCTGAGCCTGCTGCGTATCGCGCTGAGTAATCTGCGCTGTGGCCTGCGCTGCTGCGATGGCAATCTGGTCAGCCATCTCGGGCGTGACTTTCTTGTTCTCGTCCTCACCGGGCAACACGCCGATC